TAATATTTAGGTAGACCAGTAGTATCTTGATTTGTTAAATCACCCTCTGTGCCAGTTAATCGTCCTATATACTCTGATAAATATGTTTGATCTTTCTTTTCTAACCAAACACCTTGACCAGTAGTAGCTGAGGTTGAGTTAAATACTTCAATCCCTCTAACAAATACTGCACCCGTAGCACCTTTAGTGCCTTTACCAGGGACGTTTATATTATTATCATCTGCCACCAATTGACCTTCACTTACAAATCTATAGGCATCAATTGGAACATCATAAAAAATTCTAAACTCAGCATCTTCAATAAACCTATTTATGATAGCTGCTGTTAATACACTGTCTCCTACTTCTGTGTAGTTTCTAATATCAGTTACTAAATTTGAATAATTAAATCCTGCCATAATTTACGATCTTTGATTTACAGGTCCTGCAAATGCAAAGAATCCTCCTCCTGTTTCTGTGCTCGCTGCATTTGATACTAAACTAATAGTAAATTTATTACTATAGCTCTGAGTTGAATTTGCATCATTTGTAGCTGTCTCAGAAACTTTTGTTATTATATACGATCCAAAAACTTTTGCACCTGAATTATGACTAGATGCTGTGGTATTTGAATAAGTTCTACCATATGCAGGGGCTGAGGTCCCTCTAATACACCCTGTTAAATTATTGCTAGATCTACCAGTATATTCAATAGTTTCATCCTCAATATCTCCAAAATTTGCTGAACTAGAATCAGTATTTGTTTTTTTAATAACAATAAAACCACTAGTTGGAAACTCACTTGCATCCGCTAAAGTTATTGTTGTAGCGTCTGACGTAATATTACCGTTTAAGGTAGTCTCTAGTTGAAGCGTATTAATAGCTACACCTCCAACTGGTTTTTTAACTTCAGTAAATCTTAGAGCATCTCCCGTGGACCAAGGATTACTATCTTGTAATACCTCATTCTCACCTGTAAAAACTGTTACAGTTTTAGATGCAGCCGTCATGACAAACGGATTATTTCTTAAAACAATAGGTGTGGGAAAAGCTGTTCTACTTGGTTTTGGATGTTGTAAAGCCTGTGGATCAGCGCTAGTGGGTCTTGGTTGCAGTTGTGGTTGTTTAGATTCATACTCTGATATGTGAACCCAAGAACCATTCCATTCTTGAACCATTTCAGTATATGGAAATCTTAGACCAGATCGGTCTGAAATCATGTATGCATATTTTCCAGATGCAAAATTTCCCACTAACCTACCTCCGGATAATATACTTTTGGACTAATAAATGTGCTAACTGGAGATCCATCTTCTGCAAGAGCTCTAGCTAATTCATCTTCATATAATAATTTTAATTCTTGTACTCTTTGTGGGGCATATTTAATTGCTAGATAATAAGCTAAACCTGAACTCATACAAGGCACAAATCTAAATGGTACATCTGTAGCGTTAGTATAAGCACCAACATCTTGTATTCTTTGGGTGTAATAAAAATTTATACAATATCCAGTTTGAGCCTGTGTGCTACCTGGAGTTAAATATAAAGTTATAGTAACTCTATCTATAAATCTTTGTACAAAATATTGACTTGGTGTTCCTTTATCTGTCTTGTTTGAAAAAGCTTGATATTGTGATCTACTAATTTTTGTAAGTGGAGCATCAACATTTTCATTGTTTCGATAACTAGCTTCTAATACATCATTAACACCAGGAGCAAATTGTAAAACGCTATCGTTAATATTGTGAGTAGCTGCAGTCGTGCCATTAACACCTCTAACACATCCAGTTAAATTTGAAGAAGATATTGCTGAATAAGTTATCTCTTCATCATTTATTTTTACAATTCCTGATGAAGCAAGATTAGCGACAGAAGCTAAACCAATAGTTGTGACTGTTGCATTTATACCTGCGGATAAAGTTGTTGTGATACCTGCGCTTGTGCCATCACTTGGTGCTCTAAACAAAATATATTCTGCTTGTCCATCCACCATTTTAATACTTTGATTTTTAACTTCCCAATAGTGTAGACCTCTGTTACCCCATTCAGAAAAAAGAATATTTAAAGATCTTCTAGCTGTTTTTAGTTGATAGCCAGAAACTCCCTGCATACCAATTCTTTCGTATGCCTCCTCAATAATCTCTTCAACTGGAAGGGTCTTTCCAAAAATGTAAGAACCCGAAGTAACGTTAGCCACTTAAACCTCCTATCCAGCTGTTAAGTTT